GCGGTTAGGCGCGTAACATCCGGGGTATTGCTTAACCGGGCGCCAGGCTTTCGGATCCGGGATGTGGTTTTCGGGAAACTCGAAAGCAAAGTATTCGGTGACGCGATGGAAGGTGGGCTGCCCTCTTCTTCCGACAAATCTTCCAAGCGGAAAGCCGAGGGCGTTCTCAACCTGCTTGCGGTTGGCAGCCTCGATGCGAAGCTCGTTTTCACGAATGGCACGCAGAGGGCTATAGACTGGGCTGGAATTGGTGATTTTGTAGTACATCTCGGATTGGGATAAAAGATTATTCGGAGAGTATTTAGGATGGTAATTACTTTGTATATTTCTTTAAATTCTCGATCAATTCCTTTATTTGCATCCTTGCATCCGCAAGGGCATCATGGGCATTAGCATTATTTGATATTTTTTTCCAACCCGGGAGGTCTGTAAGAGTCCTCATGTCTCGGGGCTGCCAGAATTCCCATGGAGTAGGTGTGCCAAATTCTTCATATAGGCTTTTTAGCGCAGATAAGTCCAATGGACCTTTTGCCCATACTCTTGATTCGGAAGAAACATATTTCTTTATAAATGATGTTATTCTATCAAGTGCTTGCTTATAATCAAGAACACCATCTTTCAGATGCACAATATTCTTTTGGTTTATTGTCATCCACCACAGAAGAGTCGGACCGGAAAAAGTTCTATTGCAGGTATTCCAATTTTCAGGAGCGATTCTAACATGTGTGTATGCAACCTCAAGTGCTGTTTTGGGATTAAATGCAACTATTCCTATTTCTGTTATAGCTGTATCATTCCTCCTTCCAAGAGTTTCTATGTCTATCATAAGATGGAGTGCCAGTTTATCGGGCTCACGCAGAGAGCAAATTCCGGTCTTACTCATGATCTGAAGATGTTGGTTTGATTTCTACTTTTATCTCAAAGAACTCATTAGAGAGTCTTATATGCTCTTGACGCAAAAGTGAAATTACATCATGTTGAGCTCTATCAAGAACTTGTTGAACTTTTGCTTTTATCTCAGAGCTTACATCCTCATATTCAAATATGGAGATGAACCTATGCTTCTCCATCGGGAGAACGGCCTTGACAAGGAACTCTTTATCTAAGAGCTGCTCAATTTGCAACATTGCACACCATTTCGCCGATATTTTGGAAAATTCTTCTCTTGTCATTGGTGTCCGTTTATTAGGCCCATCACCCATGAAGCTGAATGTTGGGCGTGAATATCTGCATTTGGTCCAGATAGCTTGATGATGCACGTCTCTCCTTTGGGTATGATTGCGACGATATGGTCAACATTGATGAGAATGTAATCATCCTCCCTGTCGCACTTGAACCTGAACACATCAGGGTCTTCGACAAACTTTACTTCGATGATTTTAGGCATAAATTGTTTTGAATTTTCTAAATGCTTTATTTACTACCTTTCGTTTTGTTTCCACTGAAGGATGAACATAGAGATCAAGTGTGAGTGATACTTTTGAGTGACCAAGCAACTCGGATATAGTCTTGATGTCTCCACCGCTCTCAACAAGCAACGTCGCATACGTGTGGCGCAATCCATGAAAATTGATGCCGGGAAGATGGTGGCGTTTCAGGAATCGTAAATATGTTTCACGGATCGAGCTGTGCGCCTTTGGTTGATAAGAGTTTCCGACAACGAATAAATCGGGGTTTGGGGAATTGCCTCCTATTGCTCTCAATTCCTTTCTGAGATTCGGCAATAAGGGAATTTCTCTGTAACCGCTTTTCGTTTTCGGAGTACCCACAAAGTAGCGATCCGCTTTCGTTTCTGGGTCGTACGCTTTCACGACATTGCGGCGCACGTTGATAGTATTGTGAACCCAGTCGATATCTCCCCATTTCAGAGCAAGCGTCTCTCCGATGCGCATACCAGTAAGTAGCGCAAGCAACACCGGGAGCGCGTTGAGATGCCCCATAGCAAGATCCTCTGAGGCATGTTGTACTATGCGAATAGCTTCTGATTCTGTGAAGCTCTGAATTTTTCTGGGCTCGGCATCAGGGTAACGAAGTCTCCAGTCAGTCGGCTTTATCTTGACCTCAAGCGTTGTTACTGCAAATAATAACATTTGCTTAACAAAAGCCATTCGGTCTTTTGCGGTCTTTGGAGACAATCCATACTCAAGCATTTCGGAAAGCAGTAGTCTTGCCTCCTGGCGTCCAAAGCAAGAAATGTCCTTCATTGCGAGTTTTGGCGCCAACATTTTCCAATGCATCGCATGAAGTGCCTTGGTACTGGGCTTAACCTCAAGTGCCTTGTCTGCCCGGAAATGATGATATAATTCTTCAAAAGTCATTTTCTTTTAGTCGGTTATTTACCCATGGAGAGGACAGGTGCCGGTCTTTTCATCGTACATCGGCATGGTTCATGTAAGGGTCTCTTTCACTTCGGTGCAGAAGGGTATGTGCCGTTTGCAGTTCTGGCAGAGTGTCGGTCCACCGAAGTAATTGGGACCAACACAATAGGCGTAGTCTTTATTCATTATTTTCGTGTTCGCCGTGTATGGATTCAAGTTCTTCTTTATATGCTTTAAGAGAGTCATACATTGCAATGAGCTCATCGCGGGCTTCAATATAGCTCTTTTCGATAGCTTCATGGCGGGCATCAAACTTTTGGAACATCTCTTTTGCTCCATCAACACGACCAGAGGAATAGCCATATCTATATCCACCGCGATTACCTACAAAAAGACCTATAAGGAAACATACTATTAACATAGTGATATAGCGCATTTCCATTCTCTTTTTCTTCATATTTGGATTAATACCAGGTTAGAACTACAAAATCATTACGTTGGTCGCTCTTGGAAATCCAGCCCGCGATGATTCGGATAACATCATCGACGGACTCTTGGATGTCATAGAGTTTGAGCCACTTGTCGAAATCTTCGCGATCGGCAACAATCTTGCCGATGAGGTCAGCCAAATCGGAGCGTGGTACTTTGAGTTGTTCCGAACTTTCTACATCCTCACCCATCCATGTTAAATCCGGGCAATTCTCGTGAAGCATTCTGTTGACTTCTGCGGAACGATTACTGAAGGCGTCCGATATGCTATTACGCACCTGATACACTTCTGCGACATGAAGTTTATATCCCATTGTTATCGGTTTTATTGGTTTGAATTATGCAATGTTGCCGAGTTTGTTGTCGATGGCACGCCAAATCTCTGACAGGTCATTGTCAGAAAAGAGCGTCTCCTCTTCGGTGTCATCATCGTAATGATATGCGGTAATCTCTGTCACACGCCCCCAGGCTGCTTTAAGCTCACTTGTGGATGGGGTGTAGTAGCTACCACCGATAAATTCGCTGTACCCGCAACACTCATAAACCACTTCTACGAACCAGCCATCTTTTTCATAGTAGAAGTTGTTGGTCTCAAAATCTTCTCCGTCATAGCTTGAAGAGCCAAGGTTGTGATTTTTCTTTTCAAGTATTTCTATGAGAGCAGGGATAAGAGAATTGAGTTCTGCGGTAGTTTTCATTGTGGGTTTGTATTGGTTTGACTTTTAGTTTGTTATACTGTAAAGTTAACCATAAAAAGCGGATATTACAATCAGAATGAACACCATTTTTCACCTTAACATTTACTGACATTTTCCTCTCCGATGATGAAATCAGCAAGGGTTGAGGCTCTATTTGCAAGCACTCCGATGTTCATGTCAACAATGGAATCCGGCTCTAACTTGAATCCCCATGTGTCCTCAAACTCATAGCACATTGCAACGATGAGTTTCAGCATATCATCCTGCTTGCGACTGACAGGAGCGTTGACTTTATTGGCAATCACCTTATCCATTTTGCGGTCATACTCCTCGGCATAATCAATCAATTTATGGATAATCGCAACGAGTGTGACACCATCGCGGTCTCTGTATTTCGGAATCTGACGGTTCACTACATTCCCGATGCTGCACCACATTTTGAAACGGTCAACACTTACATATTCAAAGTACCGTTCAACATAGGTGGTGTAAGCCTGAAATGCGTTGCCGTAGGACTTGGCGAGGCGCGCGGTATGCTCTTCAACACAAAGTTTGATGAGGCGATTGTGTTTCTTAAACTCGCTTATGCGCTTATCCCGGCAGTGGTTCACAAACTGAGAGGCATAATCGAGGGCGAGAGCCACAAGCATCTGGGGGATGAAATTCATCTTCACTGCAAGCGACACTCCGAACATCTCGTTAGCCTCTGCGGTGCTGATTGCTTTAGGAGGTTTGTGGTTCCCGATCGGAATTTTGATGCCGAAATCTAATGCCGGGCGGATGGGCACCGCGTCCGGCGCAATGCCCATCTTTGCCAACATCTTTTTGTCTAAGGGTGGTAGATTCATGTTAATTAAAATTAAAGCGGCTCAGACTTCTGATCCGAACCGCTGAAAAGATTGCTTGATTGAGGAGGTACAAGGTCATCGAACAGACCAGGCACCCGAGGCTGTAATGCCTCATATTCATCACGGAAAAACTCTTCTTTCGTTCTGCCGTATTTCTTACCCTTTCGGGTGTGAACGTCAAATGTGTAAGGAGGTATGGGAATTGGGGAATGTCTTACATCATCAAGCCATCGCTCCACATCCACATCGCTGCGGTCATAGACAAGATTCTGGAGATGATCGGCATCCCTGCTTTTGCGACACTCACAAAGCAGTAGCACCGCTTTGCTTACAAAGATTCTGCCTTTCGGCTCGGTCTTATTCTTATTGACTAACTCATGCCCCTGCCAAAGAGCCTCTATTTCTTTTGTGATTAGTCCGTAGCAGTCCTCGGCACTGATGGTAAACAGTCGTTTCCACACATAGTCCCGATAATTGCTGTGCCAGAGTTCCAGGGCGAAGAAGCCGGCGACTCTGGCATCTCCCCGGCGAATGGCTTTCTGCATGGCTGAACTGACCTCGAAAAAGTCATAGCCGTTTATAGTTCGCAGTATCATAACTTGCTGTTATTTTGTGGTTTACTTTCTGTAAAATTAGCCAAAAATAACGATATATGCAATCAGAATGACCGCCATTTTATCGCCATTTTATCAGCTAATTAGCAAGTTAGAATTTGAACTTGCACGAGATATTGTACTCTACGAGCTGTTTTGTCTTGTCTTTGCCATTGTTGGTGGCACCCTTTATGTTGATACTGTCCCCAAAGTGCTTTTTGATGAACAGGATCGAGCGGCGCTCCTCTTCCTGATTGCGGAACGCCGCCAACCCTCCGGCATTAACAAAGGTACCCTTTTGGGCAAAATTGTAACGGAGGTCCGTGAGGATTCGACGCTCTTTGTACTTCATGTAGCATGAAATCCAAAAATCCTCTTTCAGTTTGATTTCTTCATTCCACCAGACATTTTTGTTGTACCTGACCCCATACGAACAGCCGGTGATCATCTTTGAAAGAGAGTAATAACCCCACTCGTTATACATCACCGGGGAGATGGCCGAGGTAAATCCGAACAAATGAACATCGAGCATACACGCCAACTCATACAGAGACTCTATGATATGTGTTATTTGATCCGGGTCTCTGATTACGCCGGGTTCTCCTTTCTCGCAGAACAGCGTCTTGACAACGTGAACATCATCGTCGAGCATCATCAAGTCCCCGAAATGCCGTGCCATCCAATTCCGTTTCGGGATCAGGCCCACCACATCATCGGGGTGGGTCACAATCTCACAATCAGGATTATATTGGCGATAGAGCTCTGCCTGACCCTCGGCAACGCAGATGATAGGATTGTTTACGAGTTTCTTTGCAAATACTCTGTCATGGCGCTTGTGGGAGGGTATGACGATTTTGAGATTGCTCATTTCTTCCCGCCCTCCAACGCGATTCTGACGTCCTTGACATCCATTACATTACTCTTGCTCACCTTTCCCGTCTTATAGGAGCGCATGCGCTGCATACCCAGACGCTCCCGAAGCCAGTTACTATCAACCTCGTTGCCAGACTGAATGATGAACAGCTCGTGCTTCTCATCATATTTAGGTACCAGGGGATATATGGCAGTATCATCTGTAATGGCACCAAACCGTTCTTTAAACTCATCGGTTTTCTTTTCCGGAGCGAACTCGACACCCCAGTCCTGTAATTCCGATTTGTCCCATTCGTTTGTCATCACATCCACGTCGTTCTCGCCAAAGCTCACATTGTCCTTTGTGGCATACTCCCTCAACTTCCTGACATCAGTATTGGGGTCGAGTATCTTACACGGCAGCTCGGTGTAGCCGAGTTCCTTGCAGGCCCTCAGACGCAGGTTGCCGCATACTACAATGTAACGCCCCTCGGCGTAGGGAAATACGATAAGTTCTCGCAGTTCGAGCATCTCGGGCGATTCCTTGATGCTCTTTTTCATCGCCTCATAGCGATAATCCCGAAAGAACCGGGGATTCTTCGGGAGTCCTTTGAGTTGCCCCTTGTTGAAATCCAAGAGGCTGATTGCTAATATTGTTATTTCAGCCATTGCTATTACTTTCTACATCACAAAACTTCATCACGAATAGTCATTGACAGAACCTACAATGTTTGCCGGCGATGATGCTCCAGAGTTTCTCGGAGCAGTTTTTCTATATCCTTGCAACCAATGCGCTGAAGATAGATCAAAGCAGCAATTATCACCTCAGCTCCCCCCTCTTCCTTTTCGCTCCAATCTTTAAGATTGAGGCTTCTAAAGGCTGTAGCTTTGCACAAATCTCTCCACCGTCTGGAGATTTCATACAGAGATAGTGTCGGTGAGGACGATGTTGTAATCTTGCCATTAGCGATCGCTACCTCTTCGCATTGTTCGGCGAATTTTTTCAGAGGTATTGCCATTGGTAAAGATCGGGGTTGTAATGACTTGTATTATCTCTTGTTATTGAGGCGGTGGGAGGAGATTTGTTGAGATATGACATATATGTTAGAATTGTGGATTATATAATACAGCACGGCCATATAGAGGAGTGCCAGGGTTACAGCAGCAGACGGACTCGCTCATATTGGCGACAGTACAAACCACTAAGACCAATCTTTTAAGCGAGGTAATTTTATGATGACGATTAAATCTTATCGTTTCATCAAGCGAGCGGCATCACTTTGCCAAAGAGATGCCGCATTTATGGTTGATAATATGTATTATGGAGGGATTATTTCTTTGCTATTTTGCTATTGCTGTTCTTCTTCCTTCAAGTTACTCACATATAGCAACCCGGTGTCCGGCTTTGATAAGCCTGGGGAGGTACATGTCAAGAGCATGGTGTGGGAAACCGACCAACTTATACCCCCTGGTGGTAGTAAGTGTCAACTTGAGAGTCTTGGCGGCTTTCTCAGCATCCTCGGCAATACACTCATAGAAATCGTTAATCCGGAAGAGAAGTATGGAATCGGGATGTTTAACTTTCATCTCCTTAAACAGCTTCTGAATGTCGTTCTCCTTGGGGGCAGATATTTTCTCAGTCGTGGTTGACTCAACGACTGATTTTACCACCGATTCCTTGGATTGAGGGAGGAGCTTGCCATCGGTGCCATATCCGAGTTCTTTCAGCTTCTCGGCGTTCTTGGCGAGGTCTTTGTCAAGTTTCATTCTAAACTTGTGGACCATCTCTCTCCATTCCTTGGGCATCCATTCCTCAAGCACTTCACCGGCGCAGAACTGATATAGTCCATTATAGTTCATATCCGCGCTGCCAAAGATGGTACGCATGAACTCTCTTATCCACTTCGGCCAATCTGCCCGATTCTGTTTGATTACGCTGATAAAAGAGCGGTCAGTCACTTTACCGAACCCTTTATGCCCGTATCGTTTCAGCATCTCGGAACCGCAGAGAGAGAAGATTATGCACTGGAACGCGAACATCTCGGCATCGCTCAACTCTCCTTTGCGCTTGGCTTCGCCGAGATTGTTAGCCATTGTCCGAGATTCCGCTGCTATATTCTCCATTGCAATCTCTTTCATTCGGTTGCGCTTCTGAATGAGTTTCATAGCATCTGCGGATTGAACAGATGTTGCCGGAGTTTTTTCCTTTCCGGCAGATTCCTCAATCATGTCTCGTTTCCCCTTGAGGTACCGCCATTGAGTTTCAAATTTCACATTGTCGTATGTGAAGATTTTGAGACATTGATAGACATTCCCCATCTCGATGTTGCGGTCAAGTCTCTTGTCGGTGTAGCTACACTTGCCATCGAATATCTCGTTAGCCTTGATTACCTCAAATCCGGCCGCTTTGATGGACTCATAGACGGATGCCTTAAGAGCTTTGGTTGATGGAGTGCAATAATCCTCTTCATCAATGATGACCACGTTCCCGGCTTCCAGAGGGGCACCGTGCTTGATGATTGGGATGTCGTAATTGCTGAGAATGTCGAGGATGTATGCAGAGTGTTTGGCATAGAATTTAGCGCGGTCAGTGCATTTTCCGGCATCCTCGGTTTTCATTTCCCAGAACAGGCATCCATGATTGGCGGTGTTGAATTGGCATTCGGAACACGTGACGCCACAACCTCCGGTATAATCCTCGTCCTCCTGATTGTCTGTTTGGTACCAGGGAGCGCCATCAATGGACATGAAGAGAGAGCGAGTGAAGCTCTCGGCGGTTTGCTTGGAGAAACCTTTGTAATTGTTGGAGTAGGATGAGAAATAACGTCTCTGATGCTCTTCGTCAAGTTTTGCGATTATCATTGCGGCCGCTATGCTCATCTTGTCATCCTTGATGGCCATCATGAGCTCCGGGATGAGATTGTTAAGTTTGACACGATCCTGAACAAATCTGATGGATTTGCCGAAGCGGACAGCAACTTCTTCTGCGGTTTTACCCTTTTGGATGAGCTGACTGAAAGCAAAAGCCTCTTCCATCGGGTCAACATCCTGGCGTTGGAGGTTCTCTGTAATCATGGCCTCAAAAGCCTCCTCATCTGTCATCTCTCGCACCATTGCCGGAATAGACTGGAAGCGGTCATATTTTTTGCGATGAGCAGCGACACGCTCAATGTTGAGCTTGTCCTCTCTGGCTTTGAGTAGGCGAAAGGCGCGGTAACGACGCCCACCGCACACAATCTCGTAGTCGGTAGGAACGCTGAATATTTCGCCGCTGGCCTCATCAATCTGGTCCTCATACGCGGTTGGGCGTATGGTGATGGGCTGAATAAGACCCTGCTTGTCGATGTTGTCGGCAAGTTCATTTATTGCCTCTTCATCGAAGGTCTTTCTTGGATTCATTGGTGATGGTTTCACCAAGTCCAATGGGATTTTCTTAAAGTCCATAATGTTTAACTTATTGGTTTGACTTGTAGTTTGTTATACTGTAAAGTTAGTGATTTTTAGCTGATTACACAAACAGAAAGGCCACCATTTTTACACCATTTTTTACCAGGAATAGGTAGCGCCGTTGAAAGTCCAGTCAACACACCGATATGTAAAATAGCCCCGTCTGACCGTTTCTTCAAACATGTCTATATCATCGGTCGGAAGTATTGCCGGTGACTGGCCGTTAATGGTGGTGTAACAAGGTATGCCAAAACGCTCACGGGTCATTTGGATGGCTTCTTCATCTTTAGTGATCCAACTGATTACTATCTTTATTTCATTCGATATATCCATGATCGCTCCTTTCATAGCCTAAATTAAACAACCACCATATCTCCTCAAATTCTTCAAGAGTGAAGTCTTTTGAACGAAAATTGAAAGAGTAGAAGTGGGCCATGCGTTCACGTGCGGCGCACTGACGCAAATAACGGATATGTTCCGGATCGTTTCTTTGCCGTTCTTCTTTCTCTGCTTTCTCCAAACGATTCAATATTATACGTCTGTCATCGCAGAAGTCTTTAAGTGCGCAAGTTATTGTGAGCGGATCTACTACCCCATAGAACTTGCCATACCCTCCGGCCTTGAACTTGCGAAAAAAATACATCAGCTCGGTAACTTTGAGGTAGCCATATTCCGCTGCGATAATGTCGATAAGCCCCTCAACCTGATGGTCCGTCAACTTGTCTTTGCAGCCGGAAAATGCGGCCAATTCTGTCAAGTGAATGTCGAGCCATGTATCACGGGCACAACTGCCAAAAGCCTTTTCAATGAGGCTCAGACTCGGAGCATTGCCCCGAAATGCCCTGGCAAGATCACGAGTGTAGGCGACCTGCTTTGACGGATTAAACAGCATGAGAAAATTATCCTCCGAATGGTAAGTCTGAATCACCCTCTGCACTGCCGGGAGGAGTCTGACGGTTGCGTCTCGCGAGGATTCTTCTGGCAAGTTTCTCCTGTTCATCTGCAAGTGCGTCTTCGGGAGCAGTTCGCCGATAGATCGTGTTTTGCTCATTGTGTTTAGTTTGCTTTTGTTCCCTCTCCTTTCGGAGTATCCAGTCGTTGGCGAGGCTTTCCCAATTTGACACCTTACGGCCATTGCTCTTCACCCAACCTTGACTGTCGTAGTAGTTGAAGAAGAGCAAAACCTCAGTCTCCCAGTCTGAGATCCGTAGATTCACTCGCTGTTGGAGAAAATAGCTCTTGACATCTTCAACCGAGGGTGGAGAAAACTCAACGAATTTGGCTGCTTTGATGCCTTTTGGCCCCATATTCGACAATTCTCTTTCCGAAAACAAACCATCCGGGACAGGCGCCCTCGCTTTCTTACTCCCTCCGCCTGGAGAGATAATATTTTCTGTTTCTGTTTTAGTTTTATTATATGCCGCAGGTTTTACCCCTCTTTTTGGCGCAGGTTTTGGCTCAATATTTGAGGTAAAACATGAGGTAAAACCATTTGGGAAAACCCATTCTCCATCTATTTTTTCGGGAAAACAGTACATTGGTATGTCTTTTCTCCGAGACCCACGTTTGAATCCAATTAAACCCTTCATCACGAGCTTGTCTCTACCAGCAGACAACGTGTTTTCAGTGACCGCCATTAGCGCGACTGCCCGTGGATTGGAGAGGGAAAAAGGATTATCCCAGCCGAGCCGATTGCAAATGTCGAGCAACCGGAAATAGATGTTTGTTTCGGTCGGCGTGAAACCCTTGACATCAACCTCCTGCCAATATCGGTTAATCAATTCAATATAGTTCATTTATATGTGGGGTATAGATTGAGTGCCTTTTCAATGTAAGGCTGTGGATTGGTTCGCAAGTAAATGCAGACAGCTTTAACAAACTCCACTAAACCATGACATACTACATAAGTGCTGCCATTACTCTCCACAAGCGTCTGCCACTCTTTCTGTGCCGCTTTCTGTGATCCGGCGCTGCTACCTTTACGTTTGGGAACTTTCATCTCTATGCAAAGGCTCGATTTTCCACCTTTCGGGAATAACAGTATGAGGTCGGCCACCCCCACGCCCGCCCCCCGAGAGCCCGGAGGCCGCCGGCGCGGGGGGCGGCGCCAGCCGCCGTTGGGAACGGCGAAAAGCAGATTGGCTACTTGGGGGAATGTCCGACGAAACCAATTTACACAAATATGTTGTATCTTGGATTCCGAGTAGCCCTGCTCCTGCTGTAAAACTTCTTGCTCAGTCATCTTCATTAAAATTTTCCGTATGCTTGGCACACTCGTTAAGTTGCTTGATAATTTGTTTGCCCCGGGCGGCGTTGCCATCCTTATCATCGAAGTTCCCGAAACACTCCCACTGCTCGCCGAATAGACCGATAGTGCGGCGTAGCAACAATACTTTACCGTTCTTGACAAGCCATTTGAAATTCTTTTTCATAGGCGTGTACTAAACAGGTTCATAACATTGCTTACGACATCTTCATCTATCTGGGTGGTGGTGCCGGTCACTTCATTCGCTATGTCTTTCTTGGTCTGAATGACCTTATACATATACTCATCAATAGTCTTATCTCCGAGAAAGTAATAGCAGTTGACAGCGTTCTTTTGTCCGTTGCGGTGGGCTCGGTCTTCTGCCTGCTCACAGTCGCTGTAGGTCCAGGGGAACTCGATAAAACCGACTCTGCTTGATGCAGTCAGCGTAAGGCCTGTACCACCGGACTTGTAGTTTAGTATGATGAGTTTGCATTCGGGGTCATTCTGGAACCGATCGACAGCGTTCTGTTTTTGGGTGATGTTGTCGGATCCCGTAACAGTCACGGCATCCGGGAACTCGGCTTTGAGTGCCATAACCACCTCTTTGAGATAGGCGAACATGATGAGTTTCTCGCCGCCGTCGATAACATCGTGTATGAAGTCGGCCACTGCCTTAACCTTGCCTCTGGCAGCAATCTCTTTCAAGATCCCCATTCTCACCATAACCTCGCCTCTCATAGCCCTGGCTATGCGGTCATCATCGGCGTGTTTGTACTGACGCAGGTATTTGAGGAAATTATCCTCGGCATCCTGGTATTCCTTACGGTTAGTAATATCGCAAGTGATATACTGACGCATCTTGTCGGGGAGTTGTGTCAACACCTTTGCTTTCTCCCGTCTGAAAAAACAACAACACCATAGACGGTAGTGCAGCTCTTTCATATTGGAGGATTGCTTTGGGCCATCGCAGAACCGGCCGACAAAGTGCTTGTATCCTCCGAAATCATCAAGCCGCCCGAGTATCTTCAGCTGCTGTATGAGATCAGTGTTGTTGTTGACAACAGGGGTACCGGTCAGTGCAAAAATCCACTTCTTACCTCGGCAGATACCCTCAACGAATTTGGACTGTTGGGTCTTGGAGGATTTGCATTTATGGCTTTCATCTATAATAACGGACTTGAAGATATTCACTCGTTCATCAAATACTATAGAAGCGAGGGTGAAACGGGATGTATTCTTCACTTTAACAACAAAGAATTTTTTCAAACTCTCGTAGTTGGTGATGAATACAGGGCAAACTGCCTCGCCGTCGGGCCACTTCATTTCCCAGAATCTCTCCCAGCTTCCTCTGTTGGAATCATCGAGGATACACGCCTCTACTCCAGCAAACTTTTTAAACTCTCGCTTCCAGTTCACTTTAAGAGCTGCAGGGCAAATAACAAGAACAGGAAAAGATTCGCCATAGGTCATTGCTTCTTTATGCGCCTTGACCACGGCGCAGATCGCCTGGAGTGTTTTGCCGAGCCCAGGCTGATCTCCAAAGATACACCGTTTATTGTCAAGAGCGTAGCGAACCCCCTCCAACTGGTAGGTGTAGGGGGTGTATGGAGGTAATATATAATGATCGCCGACAAACTCCTTCATCGGCGGTATTTCATATATTACATCGTGCGTTTCGCTACGTCTTGCTATATGTGAGCAGAAATTTTTCTGTACGGCCCATTGAGCAAATGCCTCTACATACCACCGAGCATCACAGCCCGGCGGGAATAGACCCTGCTTTGACACAACCCAAACCTTTTCCGAGTTATCCCACCGTCTGGTGGGGATTCTCTTAATAAGGTCTATGAGTATAGGATTGTAGTCAAAGGAGAGCCTGAAAGTGCCGGGGGTTTCGGTAATGTATATAGGCTTCATCGGTTATGCGACCTTATCGGCAATGGAATCCTGAGGGGTATCAGTAAAGTCCTCTGCATCTGCCGTCACCCCGGCATTTGCGAAGGGATCCTCTTCGTTCTCAAAATCAAATTCGGTTTGTTGGACCGCCCATTTACGCTCGGTTATGTACTGTTGCACCTCAAAGAAAAAGGCATCAATAGCAAAGCGGAAATCGTCGGCGCGTATCCATCCACTATCATCGGCATTAAGGTCGTTAGGAGGAGTGTTAAGATTTAGAACTTTTGATGTCATGAGCGTTCGCCTGCCCGTAAGCGTTGCTATGGGACAGTTATCATCCCCACCGAGAGACACACCGGTAACGTCAAGGCGTCGTATAAGATCCAGATTATCCTGACTGTCGGGATTGTCCCAATCATATCGGTCAGCTTCTTTCTGCTCGGTGAGCTCTGCGAAATAAGGGATCAGCTCAGATAATCGATTCTTGAGGTCTCCGTGGACCGGATTCTTTCCCTTGATGGCGACTTCGTTCCCATCCCCATCAATGTAGGTGGCCTCGAGTGTGCCACCTCTGGTAACTTTGGCTTTCTTTATTTTTATATCCATACGTAAAATGTTAAAGCATCGGATAGCCTATGTGGCTACCCGATGCTATCTGTTCCTGTACTCGTTAATGAAAGACTGATAGTGTCTGTCTGCCGGGAGCGGCAACGTGATTCCGAACTCCGTTGCGGCATCTGCCTGCACCTTATTGAGAAAGTTCGTCATCTGCAAGGTATTCAGGTCGGTCGTACTGCCTGTGACCCGATACCAGCGGTTGCCTACCGCTACGTCCCGACTCAGGTATTTGGCCTTATAGTAGTCGTGAAAGTCCTCTTTGGGCGTGCCCGTCGCCTCCTCCATGCACTTGTACCACATCCACATCAGGGAGTTTTGAGGAATGGTACGAGGTTCGGTTTTTCGGACTATCCTGACCGTATATACCCCGTTCCGGAGCAGCGAACACAGATACTCAAACGATTTGTCCATGTTCACAACTCCGTCACGTTTGGTGAGAATTGCCTCAGCCATCAGCGGAACGGCAGACCTTCGGGTCCGAGATTACCGCCTTGCGGCACGCCGGGCATCGGTGTCGGAGACTGTGGATAGGTGCCCTGTTGTGGGTAACCAGCTGTCGGGGGATAGGCCGGCTGGGGAGAATAGCCACCGGGGGGATATGCGCCCTGCTGTGGATAGCCGGGAGCCTGGGGGTACTGCGGTTGCTGTGGATAGCCGCCGGAGGTCTGAGAATATTGTCCCGTTGAGGGTGCCGGTTGCTGGGCCTGAAACAGTTCGACAGTCGAACCTTTGATGGTGTTGAATGCCTTGCCTTGATACTCTCTGCCACTGACATACGCCTCGACATTTACACGTTGGCCGGGAGCGAAGGCATCGAGTTGAGCCATCTTGTCCCCCGTGAACTCTATCAGCACAAAACTCTCGTGGGTGTTGCCGTCCTTTGTCCAGGAGTCGTCAAGAACAAGCTCTCGTTTGAGGAATGATTGACCGCCTGACCTTGACGGAATCTCAATCACCGGTGAGATGGAGCGAATGAGGGCGGTCGCTTTTAGCTTAATCATTGCATTTGTTATTTAAGAGTGAAACCGCCCTTTGTTGTTTTACGGGTGGTATATTGTTTGTATAAATCGGGATGATCCTTTTTGAACTGTGCCGCGTCAAAGGTCGCTCTCTCACTGTCGGCGGCGATTGTGGCTTTGAACATACCACTGTCCCATATCTTTAGACCATGTTGCTCCATAGCCATCCGAAGCGCCTTTTTCGCTTCTTCAAGTTTCTCTTTGGTTTGTTTCTCCAAAGCGATGAGGTCTGCAACATAGGTTATGACATCTTGTGGTACTATGTTTGGAACCGATTCTTCAGTAGTGGCCGGCAGATTTTGATTGATGCCGAACACAGACTGGTCGTGGTGAAAATAGACCGGGCCGTTGTCTGTGAAGATGTATTCGGTTGTCAGCAACTCTTTGACAAGTTCTGCAGGTTTGCGCTTGATGATCCAGAACGCAGCCTGGTCTTTTCGGAGCCAGTTGCAGGCAAGACCCTCAACCTTGATGTCGGGGTTCTCGGCTTCAAACAGCTCGGCATAGATAGAAAGTTGCCATGAGAGATATTCCTGCAAGGCCTCTACGCCGGAGTTGAAAAATATAGGATTGTAGTAACCGCACAGAGGATAAAGACCGATATTATTGCTCTTGGTGTCAACCAGCCATATTCCGCCGGTGTCTTTACGGCGCCAAACATTGTCAATTTGTGAAGCATATTTGTCATTGTCAGAAACCGTCAACTCATTTGCCACAGCCTCAAATCCGTTCAGGTGGCGAATGTAGTTGTTAAGTTCAAGGCTTACATCCCACTCTTCGTCCTTATACTGTATGTTGTCGCGTTCACGGCAACCGTATCGGGTATGAACAATTTGAGTAGTCTGCATGATGCCTATTTGGTCGTAGGTCTGAATGGCATGATGAATGGCGGTGCCACGGCTGCCGGCACGAGGAATGATGAAGTCTTTCACATAATCATCAGCCTCGGGATATACACCCAATCCGAGGATCGAGTGTATAAGCCCCGTGATGCCGAGCAACCTCTTGCCGTCGAGCTGATAGCTGTGGCTATCCTCGTCGAAGATTACAGGAGATTGTTTGAGTTTAATCATTTTACGGTGTTGGTATTCTTGATCTGATTGATTTTCTCACACGCTTTCTTGTAGAACTCGGTGTTGGCCTGACACATAGCCGGCGATATTTTCGCCCATTTTTTCCATAAATCCGAAAACTGCTGTTCCGTAGTGACGGAGGCAAGCTCGGCAAGAGCCTCCTTTAATTGCCCTCCAGTGAAAGCGACTGCGGCCGTTCCTTGAGAGGGATTTGCCTGAGCTGGCGGTGGTGTCTGATTGGTTCTTGCATCAGCTTCATATTTACTTTCATTGTGGCCAATGGCCTTGGGGCCATACCAGATTTCGCCTCCTATTCCGAGTGGTTTCATGGCAATCGAGAGCGCGTCGGTAAGAGCCATTTTGTATGCCTCATCATTAACATAAGCGCCCTTGCTCTCCATAGAGACGATGGCAGACCCTCCATTGCCCGGGATAGCCTCGCTCCACTCTTTTGTTTCAGGATCGCGGACGAAGAGATGGATATTACAGAAACACTTGACCTCGTTTCCGTAGGTCTCAGTCCATTGCTTAACGATTTCGTATCTCCAGCCGAATCCGATAGGCCCGAAGATTTCAGTCATCCTCTTCATGCGCCACATAGGATTAACGTCGGACATACCTTTGAGACGACCTGCCCTGATGGGTTTTAGCGCGTCCTCAGGAACCTTGCACCCTTGCGAGTAGAAGCGGAGATTATGGGCAATGACTGCCTGAATTTTGGCCTTAGCCTCTTTCTCTGCGGTCATTTGGGTCGGCTCTTCTTTGTCTTGTTTTGCCTTTACCATATTAGTAGTTTTTATTGGTTTGACTTGTAGTTTGTTATACAGTAAAGTTAGTCATAATTAGAGAGTTGCGCAAACAGATTGAACACCATTTTTACGCCTTAACATTTACTGACATTTTAGCCGTCGAGGTGCATATTACTTTTCGCTTATAGCGATTCAATCACCATCTACAAATGGCCTATTTCTTGTCATTATTGTACAATACTTTTTGCTTTGTAGCAGGTATGTAAGTTACATCATCCCATCGTTTATGGTCGGATGAAGGGAAAAGCATGCAAGCAGACGTATAATCGTTTTCTGACGTCGCTGTGCCATTACGGTCAAAACTTACTTCAACACCATGTGTTTCAACAATAATGTTTCTATTTTCAATGCGTACAAATTTGACTTCCTTTGATTCGCGTAACTGCCCTTTATACCATCGTTCATACCACAAAGTAGTACCAGTCTCAGCAGTATTCAACTTAGCAAGAATGGGATTATCTGTCTGATTATAGGCTTCCTGAAGTTGTTTGAGTTCTTGCTGTTTGCTGTATATTTCACAGCTCAACTGATAGTGAAGAAATGGTTTTATCTCACGGATACAATAATCAAGATAGTCCGGATTAAACATCCTGATTTTTACCGAAATGGAAGTCGGCAAACCGATGTTTATACCTTCTTTTGTGAGCCCTGACAATATAATTTCGTCATCAAATATATGATGTTGATACGCTGGGCTATGGGTGTTTATTTGCGTATAATAAAAGCACCCATTCGCAGATTTCCTTATGTCTCTATCTACTGGACCCCATTGTTTCAGTAAATTCACAACCGTTGGCAATGGATATTCCAGATACAATTTTCGGGCGCACTGATAGCCTGTAAACCACACTTCCCAAGACTTTTGTTGTATAAGGTTAAACAGAGTGTTTTTTAGGGATATTGAATCGGTGGTTTGATATTCTTTTATTGTGTCTAATATTTTTGATGGTGTCATTATTTTATTTGTTTAATATCAACAATCTATTTTTCCATCGTTCTTGATATATTTAGAATTATTTTTGACAATGAGATTACTTTCCGGCACATCTCCTCATCGAACATTCCTATATGGGTTTGCTCTATCGGGAGTCCGAAAGCAACGGACAAGACCTCATAAGCGGTTGTGCGTGGGAGATAACCGTCTTTCCAGATGGGGTCAAAGGCTTCATGCGCCCGATGTTTCAGTTCCCGAAGTTCTTTGTTCGCCACCCTGCCGAGTGCTTTGTCCGAGTTCTTATGACAGCCGACCCATGCGTCGCACGGTTCGCAGATGTAGCATTTGGTGCCATAGGAGCGCCCGTAGATTTGCGAGTCCTCAACGAGTTTAGTTGGATTTCCACAATACGGGCAGCTCAAGCCGAGTAAAACAAGCGGATCATCGTTCAGATTCATTCTTTATGTGTTTTGCCATATCGTTGAAAGCATCGGCGAATTTTTCTATATCCTCTATGTGGATAAAGATACGCTGACGCCTTTTGGGTCCGGGACTTCGGTCAACAGGCACCTCGGAAATGGAGAGGTAAGGCTGACCTTTGCTGTCGTTGTGAGCGTCAAAGTAGTAGATACGTGTTCCGGCGCTGACGCTCTTTGTCTTGGTCGGTTTTCTCATTTTGATGATGTTTTTGATGATGTAGTTGAGAGAGCAGGAGTCGAACCTGCTTGTAGGCTATTCCGTGGCCACAACTATTTACCTACCCCGAGCCAACCTCGGGTGACACTCACCGAATGTCAGTCTCTCATGTGTGAAACCGGACTATCTTCACAGACCATCCGGCAGAATTGCCTATTCAAATAAAAAGCAATACAAATTAGGAAACAATCTCAGCAGAGGCGGTGGGAGTCGAACCCACATTAACCGTTATCACGCTCGGTACCAGCGGTTACCACCTCCATATAGCCGGGATTACCCGCCCGGCCGCCGGGGTTTGATTCAAGAAGATGCCATGACCCTCACGGGCACTCAAAAGGCAAACTTAATACACTATGATTTCGCATGATTCACCCTCTCGGGCTTAATCTTTATTTATGTAGTTACCCTATTTCTCATGTTCCGGCAATTACGCAACACCTGTGCGGCATTACAGTGCCATTTGCCGTTTTGTACGTTATTGGGCTTGGATGCCTCGATCTCGCCGGCAGCGATCAGGTTCTCCAACTTCTTGACACCTCCGACGATTTTTGCCGAAAGGTCTTTGCCGAAAGTCTCCTTAGCCATTACAGCGAATATATTCTCCAGAAGTATTGCTTCCGGATTTACATTGGTGATTTTGAATCGTCCCATATTTTACGCTATTCTTATAACTGCAACACTCTTGTTATCCCTATCAAGTTTGGTCTTCCACTGTCGCCCCTCGTTCAGAACCTCGGGCACCATAGACGAGCCGGGAGTCGAACGAATTGTCTGATAGTTATAGGAATCTATAGGGAACAAAACAATGTCGCCCACTTGGAGTTTCCTGAATTCTGCGGTTACTCCCGATACCGCCCATGTCGGTGCCTTTATATCAAGGTCTGGGAAATTCTTCTTGAACGCATCGACAATGGATAGATTCATGTCTATTGTTGTATTTTCCATATCGGTAGAATTTGAGTTAGGAATGGTGGCAGGCGACGACCCTGCATTAACCGCTATCGCTTGAAAGCTACACCATTCGCAGAAAATCACTAACTTTGTGTTGACAAACCAAAAAATTAATGATAACAAGATGAATCAATTTGAATCATTTGAAACAGTCGGCGGCACTGTTGTCGTAGTCAACAAGGCTACCATCACATACATTAAGGGACTTTCGGATGGAAACTCTATGATTTTCTTCAATGCAATGAGCCAAGACAATAAAGTACAAGCCGTAAGAGTTAATTGCTGCATTGAAGAGGTTGAGCGAATCCTTAATGACGAATAAGCCACTGATATAATTTTTCATCAGTGCAGCAAAAGCCGGTTCCGTCATCTACATTTTCAACCAGCCAAAGCCGACTTCGCCATTCCTTAATAGGTGCATTGATGATGAAAGAGGTTGCGTGTTCGTAATCTCCGTATAATTGTGTCCGTTTCAGCACTCTCTTTTTTATGGCTCGTATAATTGCCTTTTTTATAAATTGAGGTATCATCTTATTATTGATTTTGATTAGGAACGATGGGCGGGCTCGAACCGCCGTCAGTTCGCCGACAAGCGATGCTCTACCGACTGAGCTACACCGTTTACAGAAAATCACTAACTTTATAGTGCCAACCAAAAATTAATGATTATGAGCAGGATTGAGAACTACCGCGATGGCGATGAATGCCGACAACGCGAAATGTGGGACACTGAAGATATCGCTGATTATTGCAATATTGATTTTGATTCTGCTGGCAGTCTTTTAGTCATTGCAAACAAGGCTTGCGGCCTCAAAGGATATGGAGATATACCTAAGGAGAAGTTCTTGAAATTCTACGATGAGGTAGAACGCGAGCGCGAAAGCCGCAGATTGCAGGATGAAGCAAACGCCGCCACAATTATATTCGCGGAAAAGAATTACAAACTCAGTTTCGGTTCTACACTGATAAATCAGGCACTTTCCCTTCTAAATAATCTCGGATGCTGAATTGTACATCCTTATTTTCATGGCTCTTGATACATTTATTTCGATTGTCATAGAAATAAGGGTATTTCAAGATGTTGGACAAAATGCCTGACATCAGCAATGCCTCAATTTCTCTGTCGATGCTGCGTTCTGGCATTTGCAGCTGTCTTAATAATGGTGCCAGGCCACCGGCGATTACAGCCCTTATTTCAGGAATGAAATAAGAGTTGCCAAGTGAGGTCTCGACATTGGCGGTTATCTTGATGTCAGATGGACATACAAGGTCTTTCTCTCCGAAATCGTACGAAACTGTTACTTTCATATCTTAATTGTATATGGGAACGGTAGTCGGCTTTGCTCCGACGACCTTCCGGGTATTGCCCGGACGCTCTACTGACTGAGCTATACCGTTCTGGTATATTTTCCGGCTGTTTCGCGTAAAAATCATAGCGGCTTACTACAACCGGGATAATCGTTAACACTCGGTCCATTTGCCACGGGCGGACACGCTCACTCAACCCGCTCCCGGCCATTTTCGGCATAAGCGCCGGGAGATATTTCTTATCACGCGCACGGCCTTCCGTGGCGCTCATCACTGCATCGGCATCATCCGTCAGGCTTGACCGCTATGCAATGGAATTTCCAATACGTCAAGGAACTCTTCTTTGGTAGCGGAAGATGGGGGACTCGAACCCTCAAACCGAATATCGGTTTACGCCTTAGCGGGGCGCTGCATTACCATTCTGCCAATCTTCCTTTGCAGCCCCTTTCGGGGCCGGGGCTCTCTCGCCCCTCGGCATTGCCCACTCCTGAGCGCCGTTCGCTTATTGGTCTGACTTGTGATTCTATCAGTTCCCTTTCGGGAATATCGAGCCAAGTAGAATGGAGATAGCCTCTATTCTGGCTTTCGCCATGCTCACCTGACGTTCCCCGTCGCTGAACCACTGCAGGTACTTATCCCGGTCAGCTCTCGCATCATCCCGCTCTTTGGTTATCTCTGCGATGATGCCGGCCTGTTTCTCATCCGAATCTCGCCGCTGCTCAATCAACCGGTAAATGATTTTACGGAGGGAGGCGGGATCTGCGGTCTCGTCGTCGATGTACTTCTCGATTTCATCATCCTGCAGTTCAATAGGAGCGATATGGAAGTCGAGGCCATTGTCGTCGATGAACATGCCGGCAGTCTCCACTCCGTTGCCGCCGATATTTATAATGAGCTCGCCGGGGAAGAGCTGCACATCGGCAGGAAGGGTTATCGCGTACTCGGCGAGAATCGAATAAGAACTCTTGTTGAGAGCCTTGAACTGGTATGTGGGGTACTGCTGCATGATGGTGTGGGTTGTTGGTTGTGGTTGGTTTGACTTGTGGAGGGTTAATCGAAAAAGCGTTCAACATATCCTTCGAGACAGACGGCTACCGCTGCCTGGGCTCCGGATATTTCCGTCTTGTCATCGAGCCGTCCTTTGGTACGCTGCTGGTAGGCATGGAAGCGCATGCGGCTCTCCATCTTTTCCAGCGGCTCATCGGCAATGGACTCCTTTATCCTGCGGAGATAAGCCGCGATGTAGGTATTGAGGCCGAACCGCCGGTTTATATCTTTATACTCTTCGGGGGAGACGTTCATCCTTTCCATCTCTGCTAATGCGGAGTCCGCAATATTCACATGGCTTTCGATGTCACGGTTCATGGCATCAAGAATCGCATTGCGTTTGGGGTCTGTTGTCGTCATATCGGTTTTTATTTGGTTAGTCTGCGATTTCATCAAGGGTTTCTGTTGTTACGTACCATTCAAAGCGGCAATTATTCAGTTGCTCGTCGGAAAGGGAGCAACAATGCTTTGTGGCACAGAAAAAGAGAGCTTGTATATGCTTGCCGTTCTCATCCTCAATGGAGCCAAAAGAGCGGTCACGCTTTTTGAAGCCGAGTTTCTTGATTTCGCTCCATGGGGCCAGGAGTGCCGGACGGTGGCCGCCCCAAATGGGAGCGCTGATTTCTTTGCCTTTGATGATCGTTTCCATGTCTTGTTTTTATTGGTTTCTGTAAGGAAATCTCAATCAAATTCACTATCTTTGTGATGTTTGATTTAAGATGATGCAAAGTTAAACGCATTTACGTTAATAAGCAAACGTAAATACGTTTATTTGGCAGTTTTTAAGTTTTATTAACGTGTAATTCATGCGTATTATGGTTACTCTCAACGAAAAAATAAGAGATATAATTTCGACATATAAGTTGTCGGATAGGCAGTTCGCGATTAAGATTGGAGTAACTCAATCAGTTATAGGTTCAATGTTCCAAAAAGGTACAGAGCCATCATCTAAGGTTATTCGCAATACGCTTGCGGCATTCCCTGAAATCTCAGCAGACTGGTTTCTGAGGGATTCTGGTGAGATGCTAAAGTCTCAAAGCAAGGAAATAGAACGGATTAATAGTCTACTCGATACAATCTCCACTCTCCAAGATACGATTAACGCTAAGTCCAATCAGATTGCAACTCTGACAGAGCGTGTAAAGCAACTCGAAAACCAACTAAACAAATAATATGAAACTAAAGCTATTATGCCTTATTGCTGGAATTCTGGCAACAATCGGAGTCCGGGCTGAAATTGCCATATCGGATTACACTAACTCTCATGGTGAATCTTTCAGGGTTTCTCTCTTAACCAAGAATGATAAGCCTTATCGCATTTCAATCGAATGCGAAACAAAAGATAAAAGCAAAGGCGAAATTTGGATTAAGCCATCAGATGTGCAAAAATTCCAGGATGCTCTCATCTCATTAAAAGCCAAGTATGAAGAATGGGACGCCATTGCAAAAAAGAATAACGTTGCTAAAGCCAGCAAGGACATGCCTATCAAATTCCCGAAAGTTGAATTAGTGTGGGGCCACACTACAACTTTTTTCGCAAACGATTCATTCAAAGCGAAATGGGTTCTTAGCTCTCCTGTAGAGTTCGTAGTATGTATTGCTAATGTTAAGGCAAGCAACAATCGATTCGCAAACGAGACTTTCATTCTTAGATTCTACTGCGTTGAGGATGTACAAAACTTGATAGATGCCCTTTCGCAAGACAAGATTGATGCATCAATGAGGACTTCTGAAAACTCCAATCTTTTTAATTAATGAAATTCCGCCCCTCAATTTATTCCAGTCAAATAGTTGGGGGCGGAAATTCATATTTTATTGAAAAAGTCAACATTTTCAACCCTCATAAAACTGGTAAATAATATAACAAATAATCTCCATGAACATTATCAAGAATCTTTTACTCTTATTCTGCCTCACTTGCTCCGTTGTGGCCTCAGCCATGAAAATTGAGAAAGATGAGATTGATGAGTTTACAGAGCAGCACACTATCATCACTTCTTGGGAAAGCATCTGCAACCAACGTATCCACATAAGGTTTAGGCAGCAGAATGGAATCCAATTCCTCGACTTCAAAATGTTCCATGACGGAGCGATTGTGATAGGAGAGGGTGACCATTTGATGTTTAAAAGCACCGCTGACGAAATTGGAAAGTTCTCCTCAATCTCCATCTATCACGGAGAACGAGGCGGCGGCGCAACAGGGTTGATGGGCAGTGGCGCGTGGGGCATATCTGCCACTTATAAAGGTGACCTATCATATTTCGCCGACAATATAATTCGGCTTATAAGGGTTTACACAACCGATATGTATGTAGACAAAAAGGTCAGCGAATCCGATGGCAAAAAGTTGGTTAACCTCTATACTCTTTTTGAGGACGCTAAAGCAAAAGAACCTGGGAAAGCAGTCTTTCTTAATTATACGGTCACTTTCCTAAAAAGTAGCAACAAGGGCAAATCATGGGATGTGGTAGAGGAAAAGTACATTAAAGATGCTTCATCTGAGGATATTTCCAAAATCATCTCCGATTGGAAATCCCAGACCTCCGACCGCTATATTTATGACTGCCGGATAAAGAAAGAGAAGTAAGCGCTTCCTTAACCTTTTCGTGTCAAATAAAACCCTATTCAAATGGACTGGAACGCAATAATTAACTGGCCCGGAATTACAATGCTTGGCAGCGTGGTTACCGCCGGAGCATGTTATATAGTCCGGGAGGTGCAGCATAAACGTACCGCAAGGTTCAATTTGGCTCTTTCCAAGATATATTCGGCGATTGAAAGATATATCAGGGCTGCGAATCAGGTAAAGGAGAATATTAACACCATGCCCCTCGACTACATTCTGGAGCGCAAGGCTGAGAAAATAGATGAATGGATCACCTTACCGATCTTTGAGATGGAGAATGTCGCATTGTTGACAGGGATGTTCTTCTCCCCCAAAGACAGGCGATGCTTCATAGAACTATCAGACGCCGCCAGGGATTTTAAATTTGAAGTACATAAAGCATATCAAGCCACCAATGAAATCGACAAGCTGAACATATACGACAAAGGTCGTACCGATTTCAACAAACGGTATGATTCAGCTATGAAGAAAATGGCTGATATGCTTCACGACCGGATTCTGGGTAAATGGGAGCACGATTTCTCTATGATTAGATTATCAGCCATCCAACGAACAATATTATGGCTAAAAAGAGATCGATGA